TCCAACACCAGGAACAATGCGTAGATCGCATACACCTGATCTGCGGAATGGTTCTGTTTGTACACTTTCTGGATTGCCATCGTGCTCTGGATTTGAGCTCCAGCCAGACATTTCTTTGAATCGATCTAACAGTGGATCATCTTCAGCAATCACAGTAGTGTGATCAAACATCCAATCTGCCCATGCTTTGAATTCTTTTAGTCCACCAAAATCCATGCCCCAGTTCTTTTCGTCTAGTGTATCACATTCAAAGATTAATTTGATACCGATTGAGTATCCATGTAGTAGCGAGCAGTGGCTATGTGTGGCACGCCATTGTCTAAAACAGCATGATAAGCCGCGGTCGTTTCCGTAAGTTTTTGTTGAGTAAAATTTTGCCATTGTCTTCTCCTAAAAGTAGCAATGACATGCAGAGTTTATATTGCGGGATGAATGCCTAAGTCCGCATATAGTAATTATACACTTTTATAGTGTAAGGTCAAGTTTATTGATCTGCAATAAGTCCAAATGGTGTCCATATTCCAGGACTGCCGGCTACAATACATACCCACCCAATGTAACTGTTTGGACTTGGATTTTTATTCCAGCAGATATCACCATTGTGCCATGTTCCATTTGTTGGTGCATGATTGCCATTGGTAAATCGTTTGTCTCCAATACTGATATCTCCGTTTACACTGAAATCTAAAGTTGGATCTGGATTATTAATATTGACACTTAATTTACCAAAAACTTTTACAGGATTGGTTTGTTTTTCGATATCGCCCAGTACCACTTGATGACGATCTCCGTAGAACACATCTTGACCTTGTACTGTAATTCTGGTTAATAGTCCAACATCAATTCCTGTATCAGTCAATGAAAGATTATTAATAGTGATGCCACGAGTCTTAATATCGCCATCAACTGTTAAACTGCTCAGTGTTCCTAAACTTGTTAGACTAGAATTTGTAACACTAGCGCCTAGTTCTGTAGAAGTTAATACACTAACTCCACCAATCAAATACTCCTTGCCCGAATTAAGATCAAAACTTTCGCTAGATCTTAGCAAGTCGCCGGGCACTAAGGTCAGTTGACGAGTTCGATCATCACCTACCCATGCTAGACCTAGACCAAAAACGCTGGTGTCTTGGCTTGGGAAAAATGTTAGAGATTGGCTTCGATTAACTCTGCTGTCTGCTACAATTGAATCAACTTGTAGTGTACCGCTGATACTTAGATTGCCACTAACAACTACATCACCATTATTTTTTACTAGTACACGTTCTTGATTGTCTGTGATCAATGCAAGATCATGATTACTATAAGTACCAAAATATGTAATACCGTTTCTTGGACTACCAATAATGGTTTCAACATCGTTTTCAAGAATATCAATAGCGGCACCAGGGCCGTCTGTACCGATACCTAATCTGTTGTATGTGCTATTAAAAAACGCAAATCCACCAAGTAGTGTATCGCCATCTACTTCCAAACTGCCTAATGTTCCTACACTTCTCAAATTACTAGAAGTAACAGTCACACCCAATGTATCTAATGATAATATGGGTGTATTATCTATGCTGTAGGCATGTCCTTGGGCTAAATCTAAATCGTAATTGGTTACAAGTCTACCATTTCTGGTAGTAAACAATGGTGATGTAGGGTCTTGCGGATTGTTTATAGTAGGCATAGTTGAGTCTCTTTATATGATATTTATCACGAGACCCAACTATAACTACATGCTTTTATACTGCTTTTAGTAGTATAATTTCCTCATTGATACGACCATTCATCTTAGTGTCAGTAGCATTGATACCGTCTAAGAATTTGCGTAGCTGTACCTTGCCTGCCGCTTTGAACTCTTTAAGTTTCTCTTCAGGCTTGCGTAGTGTTTTGCAAACACTTTGATGCTCGTTAAATCCGGTAATTGTAGTACCCTTAACTCCCAAATCACTGAAATCTGCGGCTACATACTTGCCCAATTTACGAGTTTTAGTATTGTAAACCCAAAGTTCCTTGCTACCAATGATATCGGTAGGGTTAATGGACACTAACTTCAACGGCTCGTTGGATTTCATGTACTTGAGCTTGGCAACCAATTTGTCCTTAGGTACTACTTTAGTTTTACGTGGCTTACGGTTAACTTTGGCTTCTTGGCTCAACATGTCGCAGGCGCTCATAATCTCTTGATAAAAAGTGATCAAATTGCGAATTTGCTTCTTGCTACGGTGGCTATAACCCTCACGTAGCTGTTCATCTGCTGTGCCGCTAGCCAACTCTAGTAGCTCTTCTAAATCCCTGCTGTAGAACCCTTTAATAACCCTAGCGTGGGCGGCTTTGACCTCTTTGCCCTTGAGCAAGTTGAGCATTTTGAACGCTTTTGGATCAAAGTTTTCTGAGTCCTTTTGGAAGCCTTCAATAGCATCTTCAATTTCTTCAACCATTTTACCAGCAGTTTCGCGCATACGTTCTTGGATAGTAGGCTGAACTACGGTGGGCTTGGCTTCTTTGGCTTCAACTTCTTCAATATCGTTTTTGCCAGCTTCAATCACACGCACAATTTCCTCACGCAACCATGCACTTGTGTCGCGTCCTTGATTGAAATCTGCACGAATAGAAGGCATGCCACGAAGCAGATTGCTAGCAATAGCACCCATTGTGCTACCACAGCGACTGTCTTTAGTACGTTTGAAGTCAGCAATGTCGCTTTTGGTACAACCAACAGTGGCCATCCATTTTAGTACTGCGGGTTTCAAATCTTTACCGTTAAATTCCAAACGGTAATAGCTCATTGATTCACGGAACTTAGCGGCAAACTGCTCTGCTGAAAGTGTTTCGTGTCCTTCCCAAACTGGACTAAGGTCCTTTGGTACTCGTGTACGGGTTGCTACTTTAGCCAATTTCTGCTCCTGTTTTGTTTAACATGTGTATATTATATCTCCTTTTGAGCTAGATGTCAACCGTTGATTTTATGGTTTTCTAGGAACTTTTGGGCTAGTAATTTACCAAATTTTTGATGTAGTTCTAGTTTTGGGTGCCCAAGGGCTTCTTTATTTTCTGGACTCCATGCGTGTAATGTACTAAAAGATAAATTGTTATTGATAATTGATTCAAAATTAATAGACTCATTTACAACTTTACTTACATAATCTTTGAGGTTATAAAATGGAACTCCGTTATTGTTAAAATTAAAAATTTCAGGTAGTGTAGCCCATACCCATTGTTGATATAATCTTCCATTTAATCTATCACTCAATAAATCTAGATAATTTATATCCTTATACCAATTATACAAAATATAATCGTCGTTAGCAATATTGAGTATAAACTCAGTTCTAAATTTTTTATCCCAAGATTCGTCAAAGTCATGCATTATATAAGATCTAGTTCCGTAGTTTTGGAATGTACATATCCGTTCAGGACTAGTTATACCAATTACAATCATATCGGTATCTAATATTTCTCCCTTAGCAAGGTCTTCCTCAATAGAAAAAATAATTTGACCCATAGAAGAACCGCCCTTTGCTCGATTAACCCAAGGTAGATTTAATTCATCAGAAAACCAACGTGTCCATGATTTTTGATTATCCAACTTAGTAAATTCTTTGGAGTCGAACCTATCATAAAATTTATACATTTCTTTAATTTTTAATTTATCAATTTCTTCTTTTGATAATTGTGGCATTAACTCGCAGTCGGATAATTCTGATCCAACTGTAAAACTGCATCCATAAAATACTATACGTTTTATATTTTTTAATTCTATCATAATTTTTCTACTTGAGTTATCGGATTATAACCCCCAATGGCCAATTCTTTAGAATTTGATTTTACTAAATTTAATGCGTAAATCGAAGATATTTCTTTAATATCTATAATATTTGAAGCAACATTCTTATAGACAAATTGATAATGACCATGATTATCGATAGTGAGTTTATATTCTGTACTTAGGTACGGATTATTTCCTTTTTCATTATGTAAATTGTTTATAATTTCTTTTAATTGTTCAGGAGTCCAATCAAGTACTTCAGTGATTGAGTTTGGAAAATATGTTCTTTTATCTAAGTGCATTTTATATCCATAATCGCAAAACGGATCAAATTCAAAATTGTGTACAACATGCCGATATTTAGTTCCATCGGACATACGATGCCATGGTAGTATTATTGAAGGTATTTTTAGAACATGTGCTAAGTGTGCTAAACCGCCTTCATACCCAATGACACAGTCACATAATTCATTTAACATATAGATTTTTTCAGTAAATGTAATTTCGTGACTATCTAGTGTAATAATATCGTAACCTGCTAATTTTGCTAATTTGAAAATAATAGAGTACTCATCAAGACTATAATACCTACAAAACGGCCAAGGTATTATTTCGGCATCTTGTTTCTTATTTTCATAAGCATGATTAGGTACAGTGCGTTGATAACACGCAATAGCTATACATTTTTTATCACGTTTTCCAGTAGGCATTGTAATGCCATTAATCATTATATTATCTACATTAAAATAGGGTGAAAAAAATTTATCATGATCGCTTATGTTTGAAACATGATAGTTTGATACATCTACAGGCTCGTCGTGAATTTGTATTTTATCTAGTTGTAATGCCTGTTTAATAGGATCTAAATCCATTCTACAACCTTTATTGGCATAAAAATCTATCGATTGATAATTATCAATCAATAAAGATAAATGACCTATATTAGCGCCTAATCCTCCAAGCCCTTTGATAAAGATTTCAATATTACTCATTTTAATGCTGTTTTACCTTCATGTGTATATATTCTATCTATAGAACTATTTTGTCCGCAAGTATGAGTGCAAAATAACATTTTGCCAGATTTGATAGATTCCTTTGTCCAGCTATCTGTAAATACCCTATCTATATGTCGTTCTTTTATTATATTTTCAAAAGAGTTGTGATTGAGATTGAATTTTTCTAACCCATACATTTTAACTTCATGATGTAATTGTAATGTCTTATCATCAGCGTAGGTTCCATTTAAGTGTGTTCCTACATAGCAACAAGGTAATACATTGCCATAATTATCGACAAAAATTTCTACAGTATTTTCTCTTAGGCTTTTACAACGTATCTCGCAAGAATTTTCTTTTATATAGTTATTTTGATCTAAATTGCTGTAGATATTATCATAACTTGATTTGTGATATTGTTGTATTAACTTTTCTTCTTTTTGTTTTCTATATTCTTCTAACGTAAAAGGGTGTGCCGACACTCCTCCAATCTTTCCATAATTTTCTAAGTTACGGTTTTTAGGATCTAAAGGAGCTTCAATGATATAATCTAATTGACCTTCTTTATTCAATGCCCCCATAGGATACAAGTCTTTACCATCATCTACTCCTAGAGCTTTTTTAGGGATAAAGCTGGTAAATCCTAGAGTTTCTGCTAGTTGTCTGGCCTCTTCTATCTGATGTTCATTGTGTTTGAATATCAAATAGTCCCAATGAGCTCTACCACCTGCGGCAATGAATGCTTTGATGTTGGCCATTAGTTTGTCCCATTTGACATTGCGTCGATAGATATGATTAGTATCTTCCAGACCATCGATACTGAAAGTGACCCAGTGGTCTTCTTTAGTTTTCAAAATATTACCTAACTTACTCCACCATTCAGGATTACGCATACCGCCATTGGTATTGAATTGAATAGCAGTTTTAGTGGTATTACTTTTTATATAGTCTGTGATTTCCAAAGTGTCTTGAGCAATACATGGGTCGCCATGCACTCCGCAAAACAAAATATGATCTAATTGTTTTAGTAATTGGGGACTGAACCATGTCTTGAATTGCTCAAGAGATATTTCCCCAAGCTCTAAATCAGGCCGTGTCAAAGGACTGCTTTGATGGAATCGCATGCACATGGGGCAAGCGGCATTACATCGATTGGTTAATTCGATGTGCAGATGATTTATATGTTCATAATCAAACGCAGTTGGTATCAAAATATGCTCCGTATTCTTTGAATGTATCCTGGAAATCTTGATTGCGATAATTATCGCTGGTTTTAGTGACTTGTAAGAATCTATTAAATTCTTGTTCGTTGCTAGCACCGTTATTCATAAAGTTAATGACTCCAGGAATATGGTCCCACGCTTGTGTTCTAGTCTTAGGTACACTTAACAATTTTTCTTCTACTGCCTTTTTAATATTTTCTGGCAGAATACTTATATTGTGATGTTGAGGGCCATGTACAAGATTAAGATACATACCAACTCCTCGATCAGAGTATTTACTATAATAGTAATCTAGAGTTTCAGGAACATTGTAAATATTTGCTACACTTAAAGTTATACACCAACTAAAATATATGTTGCCAAACCTTTGACCTAGGTCAAGGAATTTCTCCATATTGGCATCAACCTCAGACCATTTGGCAGGATATCGCATATATTCAAATTGTTTACCAACTCCATCGATGCTAAAACTTACATTTACTTCTTTGAAATCTCGCCAAACCTGCAGAGAATCTTCAGGAAAATGTGTTCCATTAGTATTGTAGTGTAATTCTATGTTGTTGGCAACGCCAGTGTGTTGTGCAGTTTTCAACAACTCCCACATCTTCTTGCTCATGAATGGTTCACCACCATAAAAATCAAATTGCTTGATATTTGGCAAATGATCTTTAAGGTCGGACCAAAACACACTGTCTTCGTCATAGCTCTGATGAAATTTCTTAAACGTATGAGCAAACTCTTTGTAGCTTACAATTTTGTCACCAGTGTCATAGGCTTCCTTCATCCATCCTGAACTAATGTGAGGATTGCAAGTTCTACAACTGATATTACAAGTGTTGCCTAGATTTAACTCAAGATATGCAAGATCCTCATAAGGAGTGATGCGTCGAGCATGTTTTTCGTTGTCTCGCATGCGTTTGCTTTTACGTCCTGCATCTTCTTCATTCCAGCAGTAGTTACAACGAGAGTTACGTATGCCTGAATCTAAATCTTGACGCACCTGCTGAAATACTGTGTTATTAAAGTGCTCGAGGATAGTTTGCTCGCCCAATACAAAACTCTTATCGCTGGGATCTGGCTTATACATACAGCACAATTTAGTAGTACCATCATTGTTACCACTCATGCCGTGAAATGCATTTACACACCAAGAATGATTATTGTGTTCGTTCAGCATCTTGTACAAAATATTCTAATTCAGGAAAAGCCGCAAGGAAGTCAGTTTCTCTTCTGCGATCATGTTCCTTAATGAATGCCGCAAAATCTCTACGATTTATAGCTAGTTCATCACCTTGATACCTGTTGTGTTCAATCCAACGAACAACACGTTCTAATTTAGCATACTCTGTACTGGTAAAAAATCTCGGATCGTGATTGTCTACAGTTTTAGATTTCATATAATCTAAAGTATCATTAAGATGTGCAATCATCTTGTCGTCTGCAATCAAACTAGACAAATGTGGCGGCTCGATCAAATAAGGAGTATCAAATCTAATACGATGTGGATAACGCCCACGCATTTCTAAAATTTTATCTAGCAATAGTTTGAAGTTGGGTATACTTAAAAAGCAAAATGTAATCATAATGCTGATACTAGTATCTGGAACTTGCATAAGATATAGATCGATATTACTTTCCCATCTAGACATGCTGAAACCATTGCGTATCCATTCAGCTTGTGGTCCCCAAGTGTCTACACTAGTAAACAAACTTAATCTTCCCACACGATTTTCTGCTTTGAGTTTTTTACAACCGTCGATAAATTTATTAAGATTACGCTCGGGAATACACATATTGCTGTTGATGGCAAACTCCATGTCAGGACGAGGATTGTTTTTAATCCAATCTAACACTTTGAATACATTACTGCTCAACAAGGGCTCTCCGCCTGTTACACGCAGGGTATGCAATGTGGGATATACATCTGGAAACCATTTCCAAAATGCTTCAATGTAAGGGTTACCATCCTCACGTTGAAAGAATCTACCTGCCTGTGTGATCTGACTTATGCCATACTGACGTCTATTAACATTACTTTCTAATGGATAGTCGCCGTATTTTTTAATTTCACTGTGCCATGCACTGCTCACAGTCGATGCACAATAACTGCATTTTAACTGACACTCGTAGCCAAAGTTAATTTCCAAATATCGAGGATTTACATCAGCTTGCCAATCAATTTCTGTGGTTTCTTTCAACAATGGCACTGCCCAAGGTTCACTGCTACGCAACATACGGTCGCTAATTTGATTACCAGGTAAATCCTCTATGTCCCAACAGTAACTACATTCTTTAGGACGTTCACCTTCCAGCATGGCCTTGCGCTGTTGTTTTTTGTAGTCACTATTATGCAAGGCCGCCGGATGTCTTTGTATTTCTTCCAAAGGAACAAAGTGCGGCATAGGATGATAACAACTGTGATTAGTACCTGTGTGTAGGTGCATGCTCACGTGATACCATTTGGCTAAACAAAATCCTGGGCCAGTTTGATCCAGGACTACTTTAACTTGTCTTAATTTTGTGTTGTAATCTGTCATAGGTCTTTACAGTAATTATAAAATTCCGCCATCTCAGGAAATGTTTTTAGGAAATTGGTACCACGTCTGCGATCATGTTCATCGACAAATATAACAAAGTCTTTTCTAGTTCTCAGTAATTCGTTTTGATTCTTGTTACCTTCTTTGGCAACATAGTACAAACGTTCCATCTTGTTTATCTCATGCTCGTAAAACCCGTAGCCACATAATGGAGGCCAGTAGGCATGCTCTTTGTTACGATACATGTAGGTCACTTGATCTTCTATCATTTTTAGATAGTCTTCGGTCAATATAAATGCTGTTTGATGTTGAGGATACCGTAAGTAGGGAATGTCTATCCCGATAGGATTCCTACGGTCAGGACCTGTATTATACGTGTTGCGTAACTGTATCATGTCTTCAAGGAATGGAATAAAACTAGTAACACTAAGGGCGTTATAAGTAGCCATGATAGACAATTTGCTGTTAGGAACTTCATTTAATACTCGATTGCAGTTATCATACCATTGATTGTAATCTAAACCATTACGAATATATTCGGCACGAGCACCATGTGCTTCGGCACTGGTATATACAACAAACTCTTTAATGTAACCCTCTCCTTGAATACGTTTTATTTTCTCAATAAATTTATTCAAAAGATCATCAGGCACACATAAATTGCTGTTAATATTAAGCTCAAGTTTGGGATTAGGATTTTCTATTATGTAATCCAATACCTTGAATGTGTTTTTAGTAAGTAATGGTTCTCCTCCAGTTACCCTAAACACTCGCAAGTCTCTGTACAGGTCAGGCCACCACTTCCAAAATGCTTCTACATAAGGATTGTAGTCTTTTTCAAGGATAGGCATTTTTTGATTATTCTTAAGATAATCGAGACCATTGTAGTTAGTTGATGTCGGATAAGCACCATGCTGTTTAATTTCTTCCATCCATCTGCTACTGACTTCGGGCCCACAATAACTACACTTAAAATTACAAGTGTTACTAAAACTTATTTCAAAATGACTGGGATTTATATTGCCTAAAGGATTAGCGAGAACTTCATTTTTGAAATCCTTTGCCCATGCCGCACCTGTTTTTGTCACTCGATCACTGTATACAGCTTCTCCCTTGGCGCTGTCTTCAACACGCCAGCAGTAATCACACTCGCCAGGACGTTGCCCTTCCAACATTAGTTTACGTTGTTCTTTTTTATAGTTAGTATTGTGTAGAGCACTACAATCAATAGCTATTTCTTCTAAGGGAATTTTGTGAGTCGTTGGATGGTGGCAACTGTGTGTATGTCCAGTTGCTAAATGTACAGTTACCTGTTTCCATTTGGCAAGACAGATAGATGGACTAATCTTGTCCATCTCTTGTTTGACTTTGCCAAGATAGTCTTTATAGTCTATCTCATTGTTCATTTAAGTCCATAAACTTTGACGTATTTTGATGAGTCTAATCATCATGGCTTCTTCTTCCTCTTCGTAAGATTTTTCAATCTTTTGAAGTAGTTTGTGTGCTTTGTCACTGGCCTTTTTAAGTACAGGATCTTTTTCAACACCCCAACTTAATTTACCACCGTTAGCTAGACGTTGAGCCTCACACACCGCTGTCCAACCACTTGCTTCGTACGGGTCTGGACGATTACGATAAGTTTGTGTCCACCAAGTGTACAACTCGATAATTTCTTTTGCGGCAGTGGCTTGATAAGTTGGCTCTGCCTTGTGCTTTTCACCTTCTTCCAAAAACTCTTCGTTAGTAAGAGTACTTGCCCATGTCAAATAGGCTAAGCCGGCTTCTGGGCAACGCCAAGTGCGCCAGCGCAACCATCCGCTACGGTACCAAGGAACATTGTACTTTACTCGTTCCTCGTCATTCCACATTACATAGTGCCATGCTTGTTCGATTTCAACAAAGTCCACAAGCTCGTTAAAAAGACAAGGGAGAAACCGATTACCAACGTCACTCCAACTGCCAGGACGGATATCACGAGGGTGGGCAGTAAGAGCGTGACTCTTACTAACCCAACGATTGTTGATGTAGTATCTGATGTCATTTAATTTATCCATAGGCCAGTTTACAAAGTTTTGTACTGCATCCAACGCTTCTTCGGCTACCCAATAACGAAAATTGTGACTCATTTGCGCAGTAGTACGCCACTCGTCCCACTCCTCGCTTGTAGCCGCACCTAGTTTAGCAGTACCTCGAATCCAATCTGCAAACTTACTGCATGACCAATAATTGCTTCTCATTTTATTCCTTAATGAATTGTGCCAACGCTGGTGGGGTCCAACCTTCTGGCTTCAACACTTTTCCATCTTCACGTTTGGTAACTTTTCCTGTTTCGGGATCAACCTTTGCCATGTTACTACGCATGACTTCGTTCCACGCATCTTCGGGATAGACACCCATACTATGTAGTGTACCAACGGTAACTACTAGAATATCAATAAGTGCATCTAGTGTAGCAACTTTGTCCATAGCCTTAACAGCGTCACTTAATTCATCGCCTTCTTCTTTAATCAAATTCAAATACATATTGAGTTGATTAATATTGAATTCGCCAACAGTCTGATCGCAGGCTGCCATAAACTTTGCTTGATCTTGAAATACATCTGTCATATTTTTTTCCTATTAAATTTTTTCACCTTGTTTGAATCCTCGGAACGACTTGAACCGAGGAAAACGTAAACTATAAGTTCCGTCTTGATTTTGTGTTACAGCGTCGGCACGAACTTCAACAACTTGTCCATCCACTCGGCAACTCCAAAAATCGTCACGCTGTTGATCAGTAAAGCCACTACCAACATTAACGCGAATAGCCTTTCCATCGTCTACTCCTTCACATACTAGTGCGCCCATCTTGCCTACATTTTTGCCTGTACCTTCTTCTGTAGCAACTACAGTAAGACTAACTTCAATAAATGGCTTTAATTTTAACCACGCAACACTACGCTTACATTCGTAAGGAGCATTTGGATCTTTAAGCATAATACCTTCATAGCCGCCATCGATGGCCTTTTGGTTAATTTCTTTGTAACGCTTCTGGCCCAACTCTGTATCCAAATCAACCAGTTCATTAGCAACATAAGTTACATTAGGTAACAATGCTTGATTAGTTTCTACCCAAAATTTAACCATCTGACTACGAGTAGTCTGATCTTTATTGTACACTCCTTTTTCAAAGTCTGCAAGAGGAAGAACATCAAATAAGTTTAACACAGCATCACCTGCTTCTACATTGTCTTTGCGGTGTACTTGTTTCATCAAGTCTTGGAAACTAGAGCTCATAATCTCGCCATCTAGTACAACGTCCATGCTCTTACTGGAACCTTGTTGTTTAATCACTGAACTAATTTGTTCTGCTATGTGAGGGAAGTTAGCAAGTTCTTTACCATTGCGACTAAACATGTCAACACGACCGTCAGTACGAACGATTGTAATAACACGGACGCCGTCAAGTTTGACTTCGATAAGTTTCTTGCCGGAGACTTTAGTTTCATGATTAGCACTGTCATGAGCAAGCTGACAACCAAATACCGGTATAGCGTAATTAGCATATTTTTTCTCTACTACTTTGTTAATTGTTTTTTCGCTTACACCACAGCGTAAGTCTTTGATTAAAATTCTACGATACCAACCGTTCCACTCTGCTTTGGTTGCCGACTTCATCATCGCTTGAATCATGTCGCGAGCTGTATTACCTGTGACATTGCGAGTTGTAAAGCCAGTAAGAGCGAGAGTAAAACTGTCCCAAGGTAAGCCAGGCCCATCTTCATCTTGTTTCTCCGGTATTTGTTTAAGTCCAAAGGTAATCATTGGATCCAGAGCAAGACGGCATCCTTCAAAAAATTCATCACATCCTTCTTTGGCAATAGCTTCAATAATGCCTTCTTTATTAAGACGACTAGGATGAGTTTCTAAATTCCAAATATGGCTAGCACAAACGATCATTTCGACTCCAATAGTTAACTGTATAGCGTATTATATAGCCTATCAAACAACATGTCAATACTAATCGGATTTTAGTTTTTTGAGTAATGGATCTAGGTATTTGTTTTTAACAGTATGATAAAATATTTCTGTCAAATCTCCCAATGATCCTTGTAATTCTTTGTATTCCTCAATTGGCATTTTTCGGGTAAGCTCTCTATTGGAAATAATTGGATGATCAAAAGATTGCAGATAAAAATTAATTACCTGTTTGTGCGGAATGATAGCGTTATAATGATCTGCAATTTCTTTAGCCTGTTCGTACGTATAAATTCCTGATCCATCTTCCTTCTTTCTCCAAAGAACAAAATCAGTTAGTTGTTTTGGTGGATCAAAATAATACCCGTGTTTTTCATAGTGTTTATCATATTCACTCTTATAAAGCCATTTCAATCTAGGGTCAGCAGTTGAATCGAACATACTCAATTGATGTAACCATGCTGAGTGTATTGGACATTCTGGATCTTGAAGATATGTTGCGGTTTTTGCAATAGAACTTTCTCCTTCGTACGGCAATCCAACAATGAATCCAGCAGATATGAATACTTCATCCTTCCATATTTCCTTACACTTGGCCAGCACAGCTTTAATTTTTTCAGCCTTCATTCCTTTACCAATTGATTTACCAGCCAATGGATGAAAAGTTTCGATACCAAAAAAAGTTTCTTCCAATCCCATATCTTTTAATATTTGAATCTGTTCTGGATGGGCCGCTAAGATATCGGCACGTAGATAACACCAAAATCTAAACTTGAATGGCAAGCTATCAATCACACTTTTGACTCTAAGTAGTTTTTCTGTACTGTCATTGAAAGTGTCGTCTACTACATAATACTGTGTAGTCCCCCATTTTTCATAATTTTCCATTAGTTCGGTACGCAAGGATTCTTCGCACTTCACGTAGTCATTAATATTTCTTTGACCTATCAATGGAAATGAACAAAATGAACAACTAAATCTACAGCCTCTGCCAATTTCAAGAGCAAGAGTTTCATTGGGTGTGATAAAATCTAGATCAGTGTATCTAGTAGCACTAGTAGTAAAATCCCAATCAGTTCCTTGTGCCTTACTATCATAATCCAACACACGATTAAATATTCGTTTGGTACCTCTCCCACTTACAGAATTTAGATAATCGATGACCATGTTTTCAGATAACCCATACATAAAGTTATCAACTTCTTTATAGTCCATATAGGAAGCAACTCCTGTGCCTCCAAAGACAATTTTTGTTTTAGGATTTATTTTTTTAATATATTGTAGCCAAGATGCACCTCTACTATGTGCTAGGTCGTCTATTAACAGTGTATTTTCTGCCTGTGCAGGAGTATAAGTTTTGATGTCGCCTGTAAAAGAATCAAACTCCTGATATACTGGATTCATATTGTCCAGCGGTACAATGCGTCTTGGTAAAAATGTAGTGGAAATGCCTACCATGTAGGTATTTTCGTCCATGGTGAGATCAAGTATTTCTTGATAAGTTTTCCAATCTAATATTGTGCAAAAATCAACAATTAGGCATGTGTAGCCATGTTCACGCATGTGGGTAGCAAGTCGATGTGCTCCATAATTTCGAGTTTTGGTATTAGGCTCTGCCGGCCCGCAAAAAATTATTACATTAAATTTTGGCATGATATACTAATTATCAGTATGTCAAGTGGTTTGTGGTCTTAAATGGCTTGCCGTAGTAGGCATTTTCCAAATTACGCAAAATCAAATTTCTCATTCTGCGTATGATTGGATGATTATGATTCCAGTCGAATACTTTTAGGTAATCGTTCCAAGTGGAGTTTTTGTGTCTACGACATTGATTTGAATCTAAGTAACGAGCAATAGCTGTAGGATCGTAACCAAATCGGTCAATCAACTCGCAGGCACAATTAAATGCATGTGCGCCCATTTCGTCTCTGTCACCGTAATATTCTTGCTTTTTACGATCTTTGGTTAATAATGCAGTACTTTGATAACCTGGAATATTTTTGAAATTTCTAGCACGGAATTGACGCTGGTGGACGATTTCGTGTAGCACAACATCTGCAAAACGGATAGCCATGCGCTTGAAACGATGCTGTGTCAATTTTAACTTTCGATCGGTTGGATTATAGTTAAAGTTAACTTCAATTGCAGGTTTGCCCTTATGATCCAAATCGCTATAATATACACCACCCATAAAAACAAAGCCAGGGGTAGTGGGTGCATATAAGCATTTTTTAAGTTTAAGCGGAATATGGGCTTTAATGTGTCTTGTAAGACGTTTTTGAATTTGGCTAGGAGATAGCTCTTTGCCCACTATTTCACCGTTAAGTGAATAGAACATAGAGTACAGATTACTGCGGGTTATTTCCGACCAATTGAACGGTAATTGGACCATAGCACACTCCTAGACATAGCTATTTATAGTGTACTACCTGTTTCAATTATATACGCATTTTACGGACATTTTCTTCGATATTTGTTACCCATACAATAAATACAACAAATTGAGGAATTAGATGAAAACCCTTAAAGATTACATTAATACAATAGATCAAATCCAAGAAGGTCCAATCGGATCTGCAATTGGTGCCGGTTTGGGCGGGCTAGCCGGATCCATGCTAGGCCCTGTGGGTACAGCACTAGGTGCCGCAGGCGGTGCATATCTAGGCAATAAGATCGGAGATTGGTTAGATCCAGTGTCTAAAAGTCACGAAACTGGCCCTGTAGAAAAAGCAGATAATGGCGGAGGTTGGGCCGCAACAACTAGCTCAGGTGTTAGTGTACCTGCTAGTAACGTCAGAAGTTCTGATAATAATTCTCGAAAAGACAAGTATGGAAATGGTAAACCTGATTATACTTCTCAACAAAAAGTAGTGTCAGTTACTGCAAATTTATCTCTGCCAAAAGGCGGAGATACTAGCGTATTATCACAATATCTTGAAATGAGAGGTGGCGGTTACAATATAATTGAAACTTGGGATTATAACGGGGCCACACTAGCACTAACCTGTAGAAACGAAGCATACCCCGAAGAGGGCAATGGCGACGGGCATGTGGGTATATGGCAAGATATAACAACAATGGCCACCGAAGCTGACGATATGGACAGTTGGGTAAAATATTTCCAAGCTAAGTTCAAAGGGTATAAACTAACAGCAAAGAAAGAAATTAAAACCAGCAATCGATTAGGTAATTTATCTATAGATATGGTTCACCTTGATACAGGCCTTTTAAGTAAAGAAATTACTGCTTGTGACACTTCACAACTGTTTGCCTTTGAATCTCCTATGGGAAAAGGCTTGCATATGATTTCGGCATGGTATTGGGGTAAAACTTCAAACTATAAAGATGGCGGTGATGCGCAATTTCAAAAATTAGTTGCCAGCATTGAACCTGCCGCTAATATTAAACCATTAACAGCAGGCTCTGAGGATTAAGAGCGTTCAGTAACGATTTCGTCGACTAAGCCAAAATCTACGGCTTCCTGCGCTGTCATGAAATTGTCACGTTCCATGGCTGTATAAAACTCTTCAAACGTCTTACCTTTGCTATTATGGTTTACATAAATTTGTGTAAGACTTTGTTTCATCTTTAGGATTTCCTTTACTTGGATTTCCATGTCTGTAGCCTGTCCGCCTGCACCGCCACTAGGTTGGTGAATCATGTGGCGAGCGTTTGGTAGAATCTTGCGTTTGCCAGGAGCGCCAGCAGTGGCGAGTAAACTACCCATTGAGCAAGCCTGTCCCATAACGATGGTTTGGATATCTGGCTTGATGAACTGCATAGTATCATAAATTGCCATACCAGCGGTAACAACACCGCCAGGGCTATTAATGAAAAAACTAATATCCTCATTGCCTTGACTTTCTAAGAAAAGTAGCTGTGCTACAATTAAACTTGCTGAATGTTCATTTACGTCCGTATCCAGCATGACAATACGGTCCTTGAGCAAGCGACTGTAAATGTCATAACTGCGTTCTCCACGAGCTTCTTGCTCGATAACCATTGGTACTAAAGTAGGCATTACATCTCCATTGTTAAAGTAAATTCTTTGTCGTGTTGGCTAAGATAAAAACTAGACAACTTGAACATTGTACGTGCATGTTCGATATCTACAGGCACAATAATTCTTTCGCCATTACGCAACTGACGCAATTCTTCTGCATCTTGTAGTGCTACTCTTTCCATAGCTTCGTAGTCACGAGCCATTTCCATTAATTCAATTTCGTTATACATTTGATGTGTCGTAGGTTTGTACAAAAATATCTTTCTTTACTACACCATAGTCATTTGGACCGTGGCGTACAATAAAGTCTTCTCCAGTATTGTAGTGTAACTTCTCGCCCCAACTAGTGTCAACGCTTCCGGAATGATCTGCAAGTTTGGCTACTTTCATGATCTTCTTGGGAGTACATACACCATGTCCGTGATCATCTTTAAGATTATGAAACTTTTCTGGAGGAATAGGATACTGCTCACCTTTTGGTCCTGTCAAGATATAGTATCCTGCTTTATAGTTTACAGGACCTTCTAGTGTTTGAATCTGACCATCATGGTGTGCAATTTCATATTTTTCTTTGGCAGGTTTTTTATAAGTTTCAAAGCCACCATGCTTGAACCATGCATCGGTGATGCCTTCCATTGATTCTACTATATTGATAAATTCTTTAATCATTCTGATAACCTTATATTAAACCAAACTAAAAATGCGTTAACTAATGCCCAAAAGTCATCGCCCTTTGAAAAACAATCAATAGCGGCCAGCGCACACCAGCCTGCTATAAACAGAGCAATTTTTGGTTGATTACGGATAAACCAATCATGCATTTTCTTCTTCCTCGATGCCTTCATATTGGGCAAGTTGTTTTTGGTAAAGCTGTAACTGTTCAATCATATGAGTAACACCGCCATAGTTCATAGTAATAGCACTATAGCCCATTTTGAACTCTAGCCTGTTATCACTGTTCATTCCTAATGTGTAATAGGTCACAGCAGGCTTTTTAGGTTCAGGAGTATAACCGCCACCGTCTCCACCGCCATGCTCAGGCTCTTTGGGAAATGGAACTACGTTACTAGGTTTCTTTTTGAACATATCAAACATATTATTCTCTTTCATATTAAGCCAGCGAGCCAGCGGATTACATACTAGTGGTAGCGATACCAATAACAACCATACAATCTGTGTATACCAAGTATACTGCCCATACGGGCTAAATGCAACCGATAAGGCTAAACTAATGTAAAAGACACCGCTCCAGAAGAGCCAGTGTCCTCCGGAGCGAGCAAACAGTTTCATATTACTGTAGAGCGATTGGGCTTACAATAACACGAGGCTCGACATAAATTGGTTTAGCCTTGCCGTCTTTATGATCCACGCACAAGATCCAAGTGCCTTCAGCCGATGCTGGGCTATACAGGCCGTTTGGATCTGCTTGTGGTAGTGTTACATAACCGTGAGTACCGTCACCGCCGACACGCATTGGGTTGGTATACTGTGTAGCATAAGGCAAGCCATATCCGACCGAATCACACAATTTGGTCAATTGGTTGTTCATACCGACCAAATAGGTTGTAGTAGGTACACTACGGTCACGCAATTCAAGAATGTCTTTGAACATACGCTTTTCAGCAAAGTTAGTGATTGCTGGCATACCAACTGACTGTACAGCCTGCAGGCTCAATTCTTCCTGCTTACGGCGCTCGATCTGAGTTGATGTTTCATGCGGAGCATCACATGCTGTCAAAAGTGTTGCGACAGCGGCAAGGGCTAGGATACGTTTCATTTTACAAACCTCGGGATTCTGGCTTCAGTGCCATGATATTGAAAATTATCTAACATTGGAACCAATGATTCCAAATCAGATGCTGGGTGACGTTCTATGACTTTATGGTCATCGTCTATTAACATAAAATACAACTTGGTTGTACCTTCATCGATTTGCGGTTGAAAAATATGTTTTAGATCATCTAAAATCATTTTCCTGCTCGCAAGTCGTTATAGAAGTTACGAAGGTTGGGAGGCATTTTATCCTCTGGATACACCGAGAAACGGTGTAACACTATAGCACGGACTGCATCTTTATGATCCTTGTCCGCATTGATATAATCCATTTGGAGATTTTCCAAATCACGGATCATACCATCATTGTACTGTTCACTTTGTTTGAACACTTGATTATCCACTGCACGATACTTTGGAGCAAAGTATTGATAAGCCCAAAAGCTACCGAACATTGCCAAAACAATGAAAGCGATCCAACCTACTACGATTGCCGAGATTTCCTTAAACATGCTTATCCTTTACTGTTTGTCTATTTCTTTGAAAGCTTCTGGAGCACGACGCATAGCGATTTCTCGTTCGGCATGTGCTTCTTTGGCCTTGCGTAAAATGTTAGCATCACCTGTGGGCAACACTACCAATACATAAGTGTTGACTCTGCCATCTGGAGTAACAATGCGTTTGATTGCATTTTGCTCAACACCAGTTAAATCTACACCAGGGCAGTAGCTCTTAGTAGCACGTTCATTCAATTGTGTACGTGAACTAGCACCTTCGCTAGAATAAGTCTTGGTCATTTGACTAGTTTTACCGCCAGCCGCCATACACAATTTGCCGTAGGCATCATTCTTAGCATAGGCATCCGAATCAGCCATGTTGTAAGAACTACCAAAACCGGATTCATAAACTGCGCTGTTACTGATAGGAATTTTATTATACCAGTCAGGAGTTTTATCCAAAATACGTTCTTGTGTGCGAACACTCATTTCACGTTCGTTGTCTGCTCTACGCTCATAGGCATCACGAGTTGTACCACAAGCCGCCAGCATGGCAACCACAGGAATTAGTAATAGAGCTTTTTTCATTATTTGCCACCCATCTGTTCTTTTGTCCATTCTGCGGACGATTGAATATCCTTACCAATACCTGCTACGGTCGAGCAAGCGGTAAGGGCTGAAACCAAAATGATCAATGCTAAGATTCTCATTTTGCCAACTCCTGACTTTGTGTTTTAACTGTGTCTACACCTTTATCAAGCATACGAGCAATGCCGGAAAATCCAACGGTTGCTAGTACCAATCCAAAGATAGTGCCTGCTATGAATGCCTTCATTTGTGTGCCTCTGTGATGTTGTTGAACATGTTATTATTATAGCGTAATAATAATCAAATGTCAACTATTAGATTTACCAATTTTATCCGAATGGCGGCAAGTGATATTGGATTCGCTTTTGAATGTACCGCCCAAATCCAAAAGGAAATTTTTACGAGCTCTTTCTTGGGCATAGTAACAAATACTTGCCATTTGCTCTAGTCCTACTTCAGTCTGTTCAAAATGATAAACTTCACCATCTACAGTCATATCAAATCTTACAGTACATTCATTTTTGGCACCAAGCTCATATTCTTCTCTAGCCAAATTTTGAACAGGACCAACCTTGTGTTCAGTAACCAAATTGCTTCTGGTATCTATATTACACCCGTCCGGTCCAAGAGCCACTGTATCTTCAACAGTGGCAGATTGTGCAGATGGGATAGGTGCTTGATCGCAGGCTGTAAGTAATAGTGCTGACAGCAATAGTGCATACTTCATAATGAACTCTGTGTGTAGTTACGATATTAGTATTGTACAGTCATTAACGATATTTGTCATTCAATTCGACGTTCGAAAGTCCAGCTATAGTTTTGAACTTTTCAAAAGCCTTTTTGGCACTGGGATTCTTTTCCAATTCACTGTTGGGCAATACAGCTTCTAGCCAAATTTCTGGACGGCGTTTTGGGTGTGCGCCGAATTGGCGTGGCTGGTGTAGCTTACCAGTTTCTAGTAATTCGATACTGACACTACGAAAACGATCCTCATCACCATCCGGATATGCCGCCCATTCTGGATTACTCAGTCCATAAGGATCATGGTATCCTCCCCAAATTTCTGCCCACTGTATATCATTTCGCGGATCGAAATCTGTACGGCTAATAACGACGAGAACATCGTCAATGTCTACTATACCATCAACAATGTCTCTAACACAACGACTGTAACTTAGACCAATTTTCATTTTATCTTCCAGTCTGTGTTTTTGTTACAGTGGGCCCCGAGCTTTCAAAGTCCATGCCAGCATTGCGCCCTTCATAGCACTTGCCATTCCATTTCATGTTTATCTTAACAGCTTTGCCTACAACAACATTGAGAAGGACCTTGTCCTCAAAGTCCTGCACAACTGCCTCAGTCATTTTAGCACTTTTGGCCATTTTGATAAAACAAGTGTCACTGTGCCTTAGTATTGTTGCCATTGCTGGCCTCCAATTCTTCTACACGAGATTGAAGTCTTACCAATTCTGCTTCCAATGCTTCCAAGTGATCTGCTACCTGAACTAAAAATTCATTTAGATTCTCTGCGGTAACACGCAACATATCACCATTTGTTTTTGGTACTTCTTTCATTTATATCTCCAATAAAATATTTGGGTTCCAGCCAGTGTCTTCGCTGTAACCATCGTTTTCATAACCACGTGGGTTACATACTACTCTTGTCTCACCGATAGTATAATCAAACGGATGATGAGTGTGTCCATGTGTCCATAGCACAATCTGTGGATGATCCAAAATAAACTCACTCAAGTCACTGTGATAGCCACCGTTCATCAAATGATCATTGCCATACTGTTCATGACAGCTTTGGAAACTAGGACTATGATGTCCAACTACAACACACTTCTTGTCCTTGTGTTCTTGAACAATATGTTTGATGTAGGCAAGAGTCTTGTCGTGGCGATGTGCAACATCCAACGCACTCATAGGAGCATAGCTTCTATAGTCGTTACGGATGATACGAAAGTCATTCATCATGCCTTCGATAGCATGCATAGTCAATGGATCACGTTTGTTCATATTGGTCCAAAGTGTACCGCCTACAAACACTACATCATCGATGATCTTTGTGTCTTGTTCCAACATATACACGTTGGGAAACTTGGCACATTCTTCACGCATGTAATCAATAGCCGCATAGAACTTACCATGATAGAATTCGTGGTTGCCCATGATATAGATAACATGTGGAAACTGAAAACTACAACGCTTCAAAAAATCGCGGAATCGTTGTGCCTTTTCTTGTCTACGACCCAACCCAGTACCATTAGCAATAGCCGCTTGATCGCTCGAATTGCTTGGTTCGGGATGATCGTGGAGATCCTGGGCAACCATAATGTCGCCACCGAGGATCAAAACATCGTAGTCTTGATCATTTTGAATGTTGATGTCACTGAACTCTAAGTGTAGGTCACTGACTAGTTTGATTCTCATTTTACTCTTCTTCGGTGTGTTCGTCTAAAAATGAATAGTCTAAATAAGGACCGGGCTCTTTCTTAAACTTTTCTGCATCTTCTTTAGTATACTGGCCTTTTTCAACTTTGTCAATAAATGCTTTGAGCATCTTGTTCATCCAATCATTGAATGTCATGTTTTCAGAGTGTGCGGCTTTGAACGCAAACATGAGCAAGTCGTCTGGTAAATCCAAAGGAACGCTTACGTCTGTACTATAATCCTCGCCAGCTTTGATAGCTAGACACTTAGAAATAAAGTCGTCGTCGACTTCCAAATCTACATAGTCGACACTATCCCACGCTTCGTTTAGATTGACTCCACGAGACTGGGATTCCTTACTGTGCTTGTCTCGCTTGTTCTCTGCAATCATGCGATAAGCACGATCTTTAGTATAGTCGCATACTGTTACTTCGTAGACTTTTTGAGTTTTGGTACTGAACACAATATTAAAACTCCAACCGCCTTTGTCGTGAAGTCCGTTCCAACTGCTCAATTGATAAGCATTTGGTCCGTAGCAACGCCAACCATAATCAGCACCTTCGGTGATCTTATAGTCTACCAATTCCATCCATTCTTTCATCGTAATCATTTTATTCTTCCTTTGCTAAGTATTCATCTTCCGGAGTATCAAAATCTTCACCGCCATGCTCTACACATACAGTCTTAATCCATCCGCCAGGTGTTTGTGTTCCAGGTTTACCACACTCTTCGCAAGTAACGCCTGACATTGATTCCGCCATAGTAACCATACCGCGGATATAATCATCTCCGCCTGTATAGTAAAAACGTAGTGTACCAAACTTTTCTTTTACCTGATCTAGTACCACTTGCGGAATTTCTTCTGGCACTGGTTGTAAAGGAGTGGTCATATATTCTTTAGCACGTTCTTTGACAAAGTCCGCACTCAATCCTCGATCACCATATTGCTCTGCCATCAAGTCTGCAAACAATTCAGCATTGCCCGATTGACCTGCTTCACGAATTTTATTGAATCTAATAGCAACTTCACGCTGACGTTCGCGCCAATTTATGTGCTGTTGGATATTGGCCATAAGCTGATTGAGGATCTGGAACCAACCATCTCCACATTCAAAGCCCCAACACATACAAGTTTCAGTCATAGGTGCATTGCGGTTAACCATCATCTTTGGATATACCTTACATAGGTATTCGTCGAGTTCTCTTTTCATATAATCTTTCCTAAGCCTACATAAATCAGTTCATCTAACTCTTGTTGATAATCTTGACCCGTCCTGCGCTTGAGCCAAATAGCTGTAAGTAATTCTGTGGGAGTAACTCCTGGAACTTCAAAGCCCTTGCCTCTACGTTCCAATTCTTCAATAAGATCGTCATCGTCAAAGTCGTCCAACTCAACGTCAATTTCAACTTCTTTATAAACTGTGCGATACATTATTTGACCTCGTCTGATGTTTCTGGAAAGTGACTGATAATTAAATCTAGTGCTTCAATGGTACGCATGTTGATTACTATGTCTTCTGGATGCAACCAATAGCCGTCTGGATTGGATTCCGTTTTAGGATTCTTTTTCCATTGTTTGATTTCTTTCTTAAGATATGCACGATAGTCTTTTAGATTAAGACTGGTAATGCGATCGGCTGTTTCGCCGTCTATCCACTGATAGGGTTTGTGTTTTGCCTTGCTCATACTAGTAGACTTCTTTGTGTATCACATATTCTTCTTTGGGCCACTTGACTTTGAATTCTTCTGTCTTGATGTATTCATTGTAGTCCTTAGCGTTAAAAAACACTTTGGTGAATTCTGTTTTGTAACTACCAATCTTATTGATAGTTAAGTAAACCGATTTTGCTGTACCTGCCATTATTGGGCCACCTTTACAAAGTTAAGTCTAGTTTCATCATTTCCATGCTTCCAATGTTTGCTATTGTCCTTGACCTTAGCTTTGACAATGACGCATGGTCCACGTTTCAATTCCGTCTGGCTCATCCAACTGGCCATCTTGTTGTTTATAATAGCACAGATGTTCCAACCTGTAAAGTTTTTAGACTTAATTACTTCGAGTATTTCGCCGTCTAAATCTGCCAAACGATCTCCAGGCTTGCCCAAGAATCCTTCTTCAACTGACCTTGCGGCTTTCTTAACTTGATTGTGTACAGCATCTCTAGCCTGTACGCTGGGCAAACAGGCTACATAACCAAATTGATTTTCTTTTACTGTGTCACTATTCAAAATAGTATTAATAGTTGTGAGAAATTCGTTTTCTCCATCAATGGCGGCAAACATTAGTCGCTTGTAGTAGGCTTTGATTTCTTCAGCACGGGCTACATCTTCGGGTTCAATCTTAAGTGCTTTGGTATCAAGAATAACCATTCGATCATCCAATGTAAGCATCATTAGAATTTTATTTGGTTGCTTGGCGTACATAAAGACACCGTCCTCGGCATATACCGATTCTTGATCTTTGAGATAAGCACCATTAACTCGCTGTGCGGCACAGGCCAATTCTAATACTTGCTGTGTGGGAAACTCTTTCATGTTGCTCACTTTGTTAGTTTCAATACAAGTATTTTACATGAATATTAGGTCTTTGTCAAGTCGATCCAAATGCAGATAGACTTTTTTGGCAATGCGTTTGGTTATGTCATTCAAACCAAAGTGTTGTATATAGGCCCTAAGCATTGGGCTAGATAAATTGGAACCTGTACGCATTTTACTCATAATGCTGATCCTGCTCAAATTTCTACGAGCTCTATCTTTATCCATAGTTCTTAATAGCTCAATTGCTATGCTGACAGCATAGGCATCCATTTCGTCGTGATTGGCTAGATACTCGTCGTATGGACTCATAGGATTAACTACGTAGTCTTGAAAATTCCTACGCATACTTTGATATTGATGACGATGCTCGTGTACCACAGCATCGAATATTTCAATAAGGAAACTGGTCACTTGGTGAGGACCAAATTCCTCATCTCCCACTAGATTGTGATGCACAACTACTTCTATAGGAGTTTCGCCATGTAGATCGTTTTCGCTGTCATAGTATGCCTCTACATACCATTTGTCAGGATCCCAGTCCTTAATACGTTTAGTTTTAATTACTAGATCAAACTCGTGTTTTTTGAAAGTTCGTCTAGTTAAGGATATTAATTTTTTGAAAGTTGTTAGTTCAGGACTTGATTCTCGAACTTGTTTACATACTTGATTAACGCGATCGAGAATGATGTTCATATTACAACCTATAAGTGATCCTGCCCTTGCTCAAATCATATACGCTGACTTCTAATCTTACTTCGTCGCCTAATATGATTCTAATTTTGTTTTGTTTGAGCTTACCACCCAAATAGCAAAGTAGCGGTTTATCATATCCCTCTACTCTAACTCTAAACATATTGCCAGGCAATACTTCTTCTACCTCTCCGGTAAATTCTAACGTGTCGTCTTTAGCCATTAGTTACTTTTGCTATGCTCCACGAGCCATCCTTATTATCTGTCCACTCAAGTGTGTCACCTTCTACCCATCCTTGTAAATCCAATAAGTCTTGAGGTAATGGCAGTACTAGGTCCCCACTACCATCTTCTGCTTCTTCAACTGTTACGGTCCAATGTGTCATGCTAATATTTAACCTTAAACTTCGTCATCCTCATAAGGAATTGGTCTCCAACCTAAACGGTTTAAGTCCAACTCAATTTCTTCAGTGACTACACCTTCTGGCACATAGCCTTTATTACCTTCTTCATCGCCATTGCCGAGTCCACCGCCAATACCGCTACAATACCAATCGATGTAATCACCTTGTTCACGCATGTCAGCAATTATACCACCAGAGTGACGCCAAGAGCAACTCCAAGTTTCACCTTTCATTTCCTGCCAAAACTCTCTGCTTTGCCAAGTCATGTTACACATGGCCGCATATAAGTTTTGAGCATACGCATCACTGGCCTTAACTTTGTCGCAAAGTTCTTTTGAACTACGGAGATCGTACTCCATATTGTTCTTTTGCCACACAGGGTCTTTTAGATTCTCCTCATCCTGTTCACGCCAAGTCTTGTACATGGCAACATAGTCGGAATTGGGTTCTTTGCCTTCTTTCTCACAACGCTTGATATACCCTTCTTTTTGAAAGGTATGACGTTCAGGACTTGATGCTACTTTTTTCATTTGTGCCAGTGGCCTTGCAAACAATGACGGACTTCGTGTCCAATGGTATGAAAGTTTGTTGTTCTTCCTGTAACAATAGTACACTCGGATTTAGAACCATTGTAAAAACTACAGGCATCGACGTTGTAAGGCATTCCGTTAAAACCACGTCGGCGACTTTCCTCGTCACAGGTTTTGGTAACATCGACAGGCGCTTGTATAAATGAAATCTTTGTTTCATTTACTTCATTATGAGTCATATCAAATTGTTGATGTGGATCTTCAGAATATGCAAACACGTTAGTGGTTGCTAACATTACAACTAATACCAGTGCCTTTTTCATACAATGCCTTTCAGTGCCTAAGTTAAAAATGGTGTGGACGGAAGGATTCGAACCTTCAAAGTCACTCAATGAGCTAGACCCGTTCCCTCCGTTCGCCGAAGCTACTAGGAGGAGGTTTACCAAGTTACACTCACGTCCACGTAGTAATTATAGCATCCTTTGTAAATACTGTCAATGAATTTCTCTCTTATCCCATTCGCAAAAATACAACGGTTTGGACAGCAAACAATGTTGGATCGTCCTTTATTTAACATAAGTTGGATATTGGGAAGATTTTGTAATTACAAGTGTAGCTATTGCTGGCCATATGCTCGAAGTAACAAGTTGGACTACCAAACTTTAGAAGTTTATAAGTCTACAGTCAACGAGATAAAGCGTCAAGCTGGTTTGAACGGATTTACCCAATTCCACTGGAGTTTTAGTGGCGGCGAACCTACGGCTTATAAAGAGCTTCCCAATTTAATCAAACACTTGGATGAAACCCAAAGTAGCTATCAAAGCATACATATGACAACCAATTTGTCGCCAGGATCAAAATGGTGGGAGAATTGGTGCGATATCACTGACTGTTTACAGCGTCGTAGTATCACAGCCAGCTTTCACGCTGAGTTTGCCAAAGAGCAGGAGTTTGGTGACAAATGCCTACAACTAATGTATGAACGAGTACATGTAACAGTCAACCAAGTTATGGTGCCAGAACTGTTTTATGAAACATTAGAACGATGCAACCGTTTGCGTGACCGTGGAATCAATGTAACACTCAAACCACAGAGCAACGATACCGCTACATCCATTGTTACTGGCTATACTCCTGATATGGTTAAGATCATGCAAGATGATTTTGAACAACAGGAAGGTTATCAAATTCGTCTAACTGATGGTGAGCAAGATTATTACATAGATCAAGCAGAGAGATTTAATGCATTGGGCTTTAATCAGTTTGCCAATTGGACTTGCAATGCAGGCTATCAGAGTGTTATAATAAGAGGTAATGAGGTCAAGAGAGCATATAGCTGTAAAGAACAACCTCTGGGAACGTTAGACAACTTTACTTTGTTTTCCGCCCCTAGACCATGCGTAACCGAAAGGTGCGTAAGTAGCGCCGATAGTAAAATACCAAAATGTATAAATTAGAAGATATAAAAGAAATCCACTTAGAATTAACCAGCAAATGCCAAGCACGTTGCCCCATGTGCCCACGACGTGTTAATGGCGGTATTATTAATCCGTTGTTTGAAATAACAGAAATAAATTTAGATACTTTTAAGAAATGGTTTAATCCAGATTTTATTCGACAGCTTGATCGAATTTTTATGTGTGGTAATTTAGGAGATCCTATTATTGCAGAAGATTGTCTAGAAATAATACAATACCTAAAAACGATAAATCCGCATATTCAATTACAGATGAATACAAATGGCAGTGCAAGGAATATACATTGGTGGAAAGAACTAGCTCAATATAATGTCAAAGTTGTGTTTGGTATCGACGGCCTTGCAGACACCCATTCTTTGTACAGAGTGGATACTGACTGGAACAAAATTATAAAAAATGCCACGGCTTTTATAGAAGCAGGCGGAGTAGCAAGATGGGACATGTTGGCGTTCAAACATAACGAACATCAAATTGACGATTGCAAACAGTTGTCTCACTCGCTGGGCTTCAAAGAATTTAGTGTGAAACACACTAGTAGATTTTCAGAAAATAAATTGCATGTGCTAGACGATAGTGGGAAAACCAAACACATTCTTTACCCCACACAGCATAGTTTGGATATGATTCCAAAAGTTAAATCGTCTATTACCGAAATCAAACCTATTATTAAATGTAAAGCAAAAACAAGTAAACAATTTTACGTTTCTGCTAACGGAGTTATAAGCCCCTGTTGTTGGCTTGACTTTAGTTGGTATGTACCAAGACAAGACAGTCGTGTAGACTACATGGATACTATTGGCAAATTTCTTAATCTAAATACACAATCTTTAGAAGATATCTTTGATTCTGGATATTTTCAACAAATAGAGGATACATGGAATATTAAACCTCTATTGGAGTGCAGTAAACAGTGCGGCAGTTTTGACAAGATGGGAGCACAATTTGTTAATTGACTCTGAACACTTACACTACTGGATGCAGGCCATTAGACAAAGTGAAGATCCCTTGCGCACTATGGATGCCTTTTGGAGCGGCCAACTCAAAAGTAAAGAGTGGCTGATTGAAACCTTAGCTATGCATTGTTCTATCAAGTCCGGACCATATGATGTAGACATCTATGGCGGCTGGGTGGGTGTGTTGGCCAGTATGCTATTTCAAAGCACAATACCTGTTTGGAAGATTCGTAGCATTGATATAGATCCCAGTTGTGAAAAGACAGCAACTATGATGAACAAGGGAGAAGAAATACAAGGAAGATTCTCAGCCATTACAGCAGACATGTGTAGCACTATGAGTGAAGCCAACATTGTAATCAATACTAGCTGTGAACATATCACACAAGCACAGTATCACAAGTGGTTAGATCTAGTGCCTAATGACAGTTTGCTGGTGCTACAAAGTAATAACTACAATATACCTGAGCATATTAGGATTGCCAATAGCTTGGATGAATTCAAAGCTCAGTCTAAAATTGATGTTGTCTGGGCCGGTGAATTGGCGTTACCCTTATATACTCGTTGGATGATCATAGGAAATAAAAATGTTTAGTATGTCCGAACTTAAAAGTGTTCACTTGGAGATTACCAATAGATGCCAAGCATCTTGTCCTATGTGTCCAAGAAATATCCACGGTGGAATCGATAATCCCTTGCTAGAAATAAATGATTGGTCAATAGATGATTTTGTAAAGATATTTCCTATAGACGTATTACAACAACTTAAAATAATAAATTTTTGTGGAAACTTTGGTGATCCGTTGATAAACAATGATATTATTAAAATGTGTGAATATGTTAAAAACAGCAATCCTGAAATAGAAATAGCTATACATACCAACGGTAGTTTAAGATCTACAGCTTGGTGGAAAGAACTAAAATCTGCATTACCTAATAATCATAATGTAATATTTGCTATAGATGGACTAGAAGATACACACAGCATTTATCGTGTTGGAACTAATTATAGTATGATTTTGAAAAATGCCCAAACTTTTATAGAAGCAGGCGGAACAGCCGAATGGCATTTTATTAGATTCAAACATAACGAACATCAAGTTAGAGAAGCAGAACAGCTATCTAAAGAATTAGGTTTCAAACAATTTACCATGAAAACCAGTAGACGACATGGGAGACCTTTTCCAGTTGTAGATGAGCATGGAAAATTTTTATATAATCTTGAACAACCTAGCGACAGTACTATTAAATTTGTAAGTAAATCAGACTTAGAAGGACATCAAAATTGGCCTAACGCTGATAAGATTAATTGTGTGGCTATGCGAGATAAAGATTTGTTTATAGATGCGCATTATCAACTAAGCCCTTGTTGTATGATTGGTGCATTTTTATACACAAACTACGATGTTGATTTATATAAATCTTATGATCTGTTCCAAGAAGATTCTATTATTGAAGAAGGTGAAAGAGTAAGAAATCAAGTATTAGCATTTCCTAGATTAAATGTACTCAAGGAAGGATTTCAAAATATCATCGAATCCAAACAATGGCAAACCATGTGGCAACAAAAATGGAAAGATCGATCTAGTTCTACTTGTATCATTATGTGCGGGCCATACAGTCCATATTTAGGTGTTCACGAACAAGAAACTGAGACATCAATCAATGAGTAAAACATTTTGGATACAACCGGCCGAAACACAATTAGGTAACTGGCAACAACAGATTACAGATTTAACCGGTAGTGCTAGTTTCTGTGTTTTACCATGGATTCATTTAGCAACAAGGCCCAATGGTGATATGCGTATTTGTTGTGTTGCCAATGCAAGCGGTGCCGATAGCGGAGACTATACAGTAGGACTTGTAAAAAAAGAAAATGGCAATCCTGCTAACTTTGCCAAGGACTTACCTACAGAAGCATTTAATAACGACTATATGAAATCGGTGCGTAAAACTATGTTGGCAGGCGAAGTTCCTGCCAGTTGTGTAAAGTGTTATGAAGAAGAAGCAGAAGGTATTGCCAGTAAACGTATTTGGGAAACTGGTACGTGGCACTTGAACGAAAAAATTGATATTAAAGAACTAATTGCAGAAACAGAAATAGACGGAACTGTTCCCTACAAGTTGCAATATCTAGATCTAAGGCTAGGGCATACATGTAATTTGAAATGCATCATGTGTAGTCCACACGATAGTAGTTTGTGGGTACCTGAACATAAAAAAGTATTCCCTATTTTTACCAGCCCTTTAATTAAAAAACAAATGAGTTGGGAGTCTGACGAGTTCAATAACAAGTGGCACGAAAATCCTGAGTTCTGGGAAGAAGTATATGATCAAATTCCCAACATCAAACAATTATATTTTGCTGGGGGTGAGCCTCTACTGATCAAAGAACACAAGGTGTTTCTTTTAGAAATTATAAAACGTGGTTATGCTAAACAAATTAGCTTAAGATATAATACTAATGGTATATTAGTCAACGACGAGATCATTGAAATATGGAGTCAATTCCGCAAAGTCAAAGTCGGTGTTAGTTTAGATGGTATTGGGCCAAGGGGAGAGTATATACGTTATCCCCTCGAGTGGAAGACGGTGGAAGAAAATTTAATCAAATTAGATAATGCTCCAGACAATATTCAAACTAATATTGCCATGGCAGTACAGATATTAAATATCAAACACGTTCCAGATTTCATTAAATGGAAAGTGCGTATGGACTTTAAGAAAATTAATTTTGATAAGAATGCCGCAGGTCATGTAATGGGTGGCGGACTAGTAGGTGTACATTTGCTATGGATACCTACATGGCTAAGTCTACGTGTGTTGCCCAAGGAAGACAAACTGGAGGTGCGCAAGTTGTTTGTTGCTCTTCAGGAATGGCTATGGAAAAATTATACACAAGATGAAGAATTCTGGGAAGTTAACCCCTATGGATGGAAACGTTGGGAAGGGATACTAGATTGGATGGATAAAGAAGATCATACCAACTTACTATTAGATTTCAAAGACTATATTAGTGTTATGGATAAACAACGTAACACTAATTTTAAGAATACATTTCCGGAACTATCACATTTATTATGAAACCTATAAAGATTGTATCAACACAAAAACCTAATATTTTAGCGATAAGATGGAATCCTAATAACGTTTGCAATTATAAATGCGAGTACTGTTGGCCTGGCAGTAATAAGGGCGACTATAAATCTCCTGAAGACCTCAATCTTATAGTGAAAAATTTTAATCACATGATTGAAAGATACAAAACTAAATTAGGTAAAACTGTTGTTCATCTTAGTCTAGCAGGAGGAGAACCTACTTTATGGAAAGATCTTGGTAAATTTATAGAAGAAATCAAAAAAGAAAATAATGTTTACTTTACTTTGATTAGCAATGGTTCAAGAACATTGCGATGGTGGAAAGAATACGGACATTTAATAGACAATGCAGGATTGTCATATCATATTTCCCAAGCGGATCCTGATCATATGATAGCTGTGGCAGATACACTATTTGAGTTAGGTAAAAAGGTCACCGTTAAGGTTTTAATGGATAGGAAATACTGGCAAGAAGGATTGGATGTTATTGAATACATGAAAACAAAAAGCAAATACAACTGGTTTATAACCACCTGCGAAGTCATTGAACCGGATGTAGCAAACATCAAAGGTATACGAGTTATCGATGCCAATGATATTCAACTAACAAAGGAACAAAAAAGTTTCTTAAAAAACTCCTTAAAAAGAATACCTAACATATTATGGTTCTGGAAAAATAGAAAATTAATTTCAGACGGGCATATAAGACTTTACGAAAGCGTTGCTCACTTTGAAAATGGTAAGACCATGAAAACAAAATCTAATACCTATATTAATAATGGCTGGACTGGTTTTGAAGGGTGGAGTTGTGATATAGGATTAGACAATGTTTTCATTGAATGGACAGGTTCGATACAAGGAGCCTGCACACAGAAGATTTATGGATTAGACTATACCTTTAATATTCTTGATAAAGACTTCACAGAAAAATTTGATCCCGAATTCAAATCTTCTATATGTTCTATTAAGAATTGTTTATGTGCTTGCGAAACACAACAATCAAAGTTTAGACTTAGTTAACGGAATATCTGCCGCGCAGGTACAAAAATTACGGTCGCAAATTACAGGTTCGCCGGGTGCAATAAAGTTATCTTCATATATGTTGCCAAGACTACCTCCAACTCTACAAGTTGCTCTGTGTACATCTCCGTCCCAGTTAATCATTAGACTTTCTATACCAGCACTACAGGACCATCCTTTGAATTGGTTCTGATGATTCTTAATCATGTCGTTAGCATGATATAATAACTGTGCATGTTCGTTGTTTAGCCATACTACCGTATTTGCTTCTACTGTAGATTCCATAGATTTGATAAAATCTAAATCATTAGTATTGTAACGCATGTCATCAAACAAATCATGATCGCCTTTAGTCCAGCGTATACGACGGACAGTATTAGGAATATTACCTAGTTGGCATCTAGCTCTTAATTGTATGGCTGCTGGCATATGATCATGGTGTGCCATAATCTGTGCTATAACTTTTACAGTGGACAATTTATTAATGCTTTCTACAGTATTGAATACACGTTTCCAATCGTATTCTAAATGGATGCTAAAAACAAATTGATCAACAGGAAGTCCAGCGTAAAAATCGTAAGGGCGAGTTCCATTGGTAGTTACACTGATCCAACTGATGCCAACGTGTTTACAATACTTAACTAGCTCATCAAACTTAGGATGTACACAGGGCTCTCCGCCTGTGAAGCTAAGACGAACAGGTTTGCCAAGAGTAACTAGTTTATCAACACATGTTTTCAATATTTCAATATCAGTATGCGGGCTTGTGTTATCGTGTATTTCGCTAGGACAATAACTACAATCGTAGTTACAGCGTTTGCCAAGATTCCATTCGATCTTAATTGTACCCTGATGAGGATATCTACTGGTTACTTTAAGCATACAACTGATTTAACCTTATTAAATTTTAATAGTGTAGATTTATCTACGGATGTAACTAGATCTGCCACCGGTATCATTCCTATGTTTAGATTCTTAAATGGAAACCTTTTCCGTAACAACCATATTTTAATTATTACAGATCGTATTAGATAAATCAACCAGTGAGTGCTCGGACCAAATTTAATCATAAAGTCTGCACTGTAATAAATCTGCGGTCTGATAGCTTCTGCCATAGTATCATTATCTTTGAAAACATCTAGAACAGTTTTTCCATTTTGACAATAGTTTATATATACGGTATTCTGTTTCCATTTGTAAGTAAATTCACGCATGTCTTTTTCAGAAAGATTTAATCTCAGGGTATTTGAAAAAGTTACTACTAGAGTAGGATGCGTATTGCCTGTTCTAATTGATGATTCTAATTGATGTATTAATATATTAAATCGACAAACAGCTTCCTGTATATGTGCAGGCGCACTATTATACCAGTCAGTTCCTTTAATAATATCACCCCGCAGGTCTTCAAAAAATTTGTGAAGATAATTTAGTTCCTGTTGTGTGGAAAACTCTGATACTTGTTTATCTATTATTGGTTGGTATGCATTTATAATATTAATTTGATTATTAAGTTGTTTTACAAAATCATGAGAGCCCCAATTACTAAATCTATCAGTTTCGTATAGAGGATAGTTTTTAGATAATTCTGTAAACCACTTGTTTGCTATATCAGTATTCCTTAATTTGAAATCTAGTATCAGGTCTTCGTTTCCGTTAGTTAATATTACCTTAAGCATAATCTTTGAACTCCGGAGTTACTTCAAAAAAACTTTGATTTCGACTGCTATCTAATTTTTGATTAAATTCTATACAGTCCTGCCATTTGTCGCTTTGATCTCGAGCCATTAGATAATTTATATTATCTTGTATTTGTCCTAATGTATAAGACAACAGCTCTGGATGCAGTTTAACCAGTTTGAAATCTTTAACTCTTTCTTGTATAGCAATTAATCTATCTACCGCTAACATACGCAATGGCTTGGGCAACACTTGAGCCGATAATACTTTAGGATACTCCACCCTGTGCGTATGAAACACAATGCCAAGGTCATCTAAAAAATATTCAATAATCTTGTCCAGTACTAGCACATTACTAACCTGTACAGTAACAGCACCTACTATGCGACTGATGTTAGGAATAGTTTGTATTTGTTTAATGTTGTTAATCAATTCAGCCCAACTAGCATTGCCGCGAACATATTCATAACTACTACCAATACCATCAATGCTTACATTGACAGCCACACTCTTAAATTTAGGCCAGTATTCCCATACAGTACGATTGCTCTTGCCCAGCATACTTAGATTAGTAGCATATTTAATTTCTATTTGATTACCATAAGGCGCCAACATATCTAGTATGCGATAGTGTTGAGGATCCATTAAGGGCTCGCCTCCGGCAAACTCTACTCGACGGAAGTAAGGTAAGAGCTTTTCTAAACTAGCCCACCATGATGGATTGTCTTGAAAGTTATCCAAGTGTGGTTTATTTTCTAAGTCGTGTTCTTCTATAATGGCATACATAATGTTGCCTTCTTTCTTGTAGAACTCTTTTACCTCACTCCAATCATTCCAGCTAGTACTATCCATAGGATGGCACATGCGACATTTGAGATTACACAAGTTGTTTAGTTTAAGTTCCATGGTAGGAATCTCAAACGGCATTGTGAAATCACTGTTCATACTACTAACAGCATTAGGGTATAGTTTGATACGTGCTTCGGGAATCTTTCCTCGCACATGTCTTTGTCTAAGACTTTCAACTCCTTGATCTTCTAAACTAAAACAAGGTTCGCATTCTGGCGGACGATAGCCATTCAACACTTGATAACGGATACGTTTCATTGTATCGTTGTTCCAAATTTCTTCGAGTGTTTGTTCTTGTATATTACCTACAGGATGACTACGGCAACATGCACATATGGCTCCATCTTCTCTAGTTGCCAGGCCTGTAAAAGGGTGCATACAAAATGTTGGAGGATTAATGTTTATTGGCATATCTTATATAATTTTTCAGCCGCTAGTTTATGCGCTATCGGTCCAGGATGGCTGTTATCTAATGCTATATCTAATTTGTGATCAATTATACTTTTGGATATATAATGATCTGGTTTTTTGATAAAGGATGGCATTTTATTGTACCATCTATGTTGAAAAGCAGAGAAGTGAAATTGTTTAACTCCTTTTGTTTTCAAATAGGATTCGGCATGATGTATATATAATCCTGTTCTAACAGCAAGATCGTGATCATTATGCACACTAAAATATTCTTTTACAAGTTTCATATCTGTATGCCAAGCACTTACTCGATAATCTGATTCAATTCCAAATATATTTTTATTGAAAATACAGTCTCTCATATTAAAAGTCCAACCTACAATCACTGTGTCGTAGGACACAAAATCTTCAAAATTTAATATTTCTTTTAGAATTTGAACGTTACTAGATCCGCATATTGCTTTGTTAACTACTTCTAATCCAAGCATGTCTCCTAGGACTTGCGGCCAAGCAAATTTACTAGGGTTAGGCCCTGCCCAATTTTTTACAGGAACATGACAGTCGGCTAGTCCATGACCGTAGGTAAAACTATCACCAAATGCTATAAGTCTAGACATCAGCTAGATACCTTATTAAAGGACTAAGTCCTACTGGTCGATTATCTTTGAGAGCAAGATAAATGCTCTTGGTTGGTGCGAGATCAAAGTCCTCGCATATCTTATAGTAAATATCGCCATAGGTTGTCCACAAGTAGTCTGGAGCAATATTGCGTAGGAAGTGTAGGCCAATCATCACGGGAGCACGGAGGTTCATGGCAAAGTCATTTTGTATAGTAACGGCATCAGCTGTTGTACTCTTGGTCCAACGTAAGCCCACACGATTCCATCCTAGTCCTAATCCCTTGCTTAGACTTATCCCGACAGACCTAATTGATGGATGAGATACATCAAAGTCAATTCCGCGGCAGCAAGTAAACCAAGCGCCGTCCACATGTACACCAATACCTTTGTTTCCCGCTTCATCTAATATCTCCTTCATAGCCTCGTGGGTATCTCCTGTACTGGGAAATGGCATGGCTACAACTAGTTGCTTCTCCTCGCTGAGGTATCCTGGATATGTATACCAGTTACCCAGTCTGGCATGATATCTATAGTCGCCGGCCAGCACCTGCACAGGACCATTCATATAAGCCGTATCTATAAATTGAGTACAGCCGTTAATTATGTCCACACGATTAAATGTATCCAATCCTGTAATTGTGTTAAGTTTAGATTGTAATAACCAAGCAGTCATTTCCTTTTTGAAATTAATATAAACTTGATCACTTATGTCTCTATCCAATCGGCCAGATAATACATCCTGTATTAGGGATTCAATATAATTGTCTACTAAAGGTTGTGGCCTATCCACTTCTAAATAAATTGGATCGTACTCGGGTGCGATTTTTGTCTTCATGTTTTATTTACATCATTATAGTAGCACATAAATATTTCATGCTTTCTACAACCAATTATACAACAGATCCAAAATTATTTCAAGAAGCCTGTAGCCAATTACCTGAATCAGGTATCAAAACTACTATCAATAAACCCACAGGCAATTTCTTTTACGATCCTTGGGTACTAAAGGATGAGTATAAAGGAACAGTTTGGGAAACACTATACAACAGTTTGCCTGTTAGTAAAGGTGAAGCAAGAATTATTATTTTGGATCCTGGTACATGTTATACTAGTCATGCTGATATAGATGATAGGTACCATTTGAATATTTTGGGAGACGAATGTTTTCTTATCAATCTAGTACAAGAACAAATGTATAGACTAATTCAAGACGGTATATGGTATGACATGGATGCTGGCTTTCATCATACTGCCGCTAACTTTGGCCGTCGTGCTAGAGTACAGTTGGTCATTAGGAAATTATTAAAAAGAAATCAAATAGCTGATCCTACAACAGTTACTATAACAACTAAGTTAGGCAATTTAGATCAAGCTAGATACATGTTTGACAACTATATAAGTCCTTGGCTTAACTCAGCTAACAAAGCTGGACAGATAACTAATTTTGAACATTCTGCGGCACACGTTAGATTTATTATGGATAGTAGTAAAGTATCGGATTTGAAAAACTACTTGCCAGAAGAATTTATTTTAGAATGAATCACGCCATATTCTTTAGCCTAACAGGCAAACGCTGGGAACGTATTCTATGGACACATCGTGTGGCCACTTTCTTACGACAGCAGGACTGGGACTGTGAAGTTGTAGACTTTACAGCCTTCTGGGCTTTAGAAGAACTTAAAGAGCTTGTACGTAGTAGAACAACTAGTAAGACTGTGATGTTTTGTTTTGGCACTGCCTTTTTGAATCCATGGAGTCCATACCTTAATGAATTTACAGCCTGGCTCAAAGACGAATATCCCTTAGTAGCTATAGTAGTAGGCGGCAACAATGCTCTAACTACTCCTGCTAATCACGTAGACTACTGGGTCGATAGTTATGGCGAAAACGCTGTGTTGGCTGTATGTCGTCATCTTACTGGCACACTAGGAGCACCTTTGATGCGTGACCCTATGTACTTTGGAGTCAAGAGTGTTGTTCGTGGCTTGTATCATTATCCTAGTGCGCCATTAGACAATTACCTAGTAGACTATGAAGCACGTGATTTTATGATGCCTTGGGAGTGCCCACAGATCGAAACAGCACGTGGTTGTATGTTCAAATGTTCCTACTGTAACTTTCCCCTACTAGGACAAACTAAAGATGTCAGTGTCAGCAAAGAAGAATTTAAGAAACAATTACAGTTAGGCTACGAAAAGTGGGGCATTGTCAATTGGCGTGTGATGGACGAAACATTTAATGATCGTCCAGATAAGTTAGAGAAGTATGCCGAAGCTGTAGATGAACTAGGATACAATACTTGGATGTGTGGATTTGCTAGGGGTGACCTTGTGGTTAATCATAGAGACTATTGGGACACTTATGTAAGACTAGGATTCCTTGGACACAGCATGGGCATTGAAACATTTAACAAGGAAGCAGGTCGGCTAGTACGTAAGGGCATGGACCCAGACAAACTGCAACAAGGCTTGTTAGACTTCCAAGCCTATACAGATATATACGCTCCCCGACGTTATAGAGCCAACATACAAATGATATGTGGTATACCAGGGGAGACTAAGGAGTCTTGGTATTCTAGTCTTGAATGGTTGAATACCAATTGGCTAAGACAAAGTGCCAGCGCACACATATTGGAAGTGCCAGACTATGACGAGTCATTGACTAACCAAAGCCGCTTTACTAAGGAACTTGTTAGTAATGGATTAATTAAGTTAGAAGCAAGGCATAACCCAGGATATGAAGTCACCAGAGACAGCAAGGGCGAGGTTAAATTTACCAGCACCACACCGCGAGGAGGTGGTGTGGGCAGTACCAGAAACGATATTGTTATCTGGAGTCATAAGGATATGGATTGGTATCGAGCACAGTCACTGGTACAGGAATTCTATAGCCCACAAGGTTTCCAAGGCCTGCGTGGATGTAATCCTTTCCTAAGTGACAGATTGTTTGCCTACTATGAGACCAACAATTACGAAGACATATATGATCAACGTCTTACCGATATAGATACTAGCGATCAAAAATTCAAGGATCAAGTCAAATCCTATATAACAAAAAAATTAAATTGGACACCACAATGACAGACACTAGCACTTGGAACTATTATCACAAACTAAATCCTACAGGAACACTATGGTCCTCTAATATGTTATATACTCCTAGGATTAATTCTGAGCAGACTGTAATGTGTGCTCATTACTGTACCGACCTCAACTATAGACCCAACGACACTAACATCATATCGGAAGAACTACTTGATTGGTTCTTTAAGCGTGACGTCAAGTTCTTAACAGAGCTAGCCGATCTCGCCACTACTCCTAAACTGTATGATGTTGACCATACCACTAGACGAATTTTTATGGAATGGAACAAAGAAACATTTAGTCAGATCTTGTTTACTCCTGGCCGTAACTTAGACGAGGAAGTGCCTGATTGGCGTGAGCAGATGAAAGCATTTTTCATCTCTACTAAAGAGCGTGAGTTCTGGAAGCTGAGTCTATATCCTAACTGTTTCTTTGTTAGTAAAGGAGGGCAACTAAAAACCATAGACAACTATGCTGTAGTACCTTATGAGGAACGTTTTATCAAACGTGATCTAATAGAAGGTATTATAGGCAAAGACGGTGCTTATCGTTTCAACTATTCAACTGACGAAAATGGTTTCATTGACTTTAAGAAGTTTTTTGAAATTACAGTGACCAAACACTTACAAGAAAAGTCGTGGGGCAATACTGTGTTTGCTGAATTATTCCAAGAGGTCTATTGTGATTAATTGGAATCAAGTAATAGCCAATCTCAAAGACGGTAGAGATATCACGGTTGATCCTAGCAAGTGGAACATGGCCAACCCTGAGTACGCAGAAATACTAAAACTTTGGAAGGCAAGTAACTTCAACACAGACAGCGTCAAATGGACCAACTACTACGACACCGAGGATCTTGAAAAAGAACTAGCTGAACAGTTTTTTGTAACACCCTTGCGCAGTTGGATCAGTTGCGTGGAGCCTGGTTACATGACCGGCTATCATTATGATATAGATGACAACGAAGAAGAATACTTGAAGTTAGGACAGATAAAAAGATACAGTGTGTTTATCGGCGAGCCCAGTATAGGACAATTATTCATTATGGGCAGTAATTACTACTACAATATGGAACAAGGTAGTGTGCTAGTATGGAACGACTATAGAGCTTGGCACAACGGTATCAACGGCAGTCTTGCTAACAAGTATATGTTCCACTTGCTAGGTTATTAATCGTACATAGTTATTTGTAACGTATACCTTGTAGTGTAACCTATGTTAGCAGGACCATGTACTGTCATAGGATCACTCCACTCATACATATCACCTGCTTTATAATTTGCTATGTATTTGTCATCCCATACAAATATATGCCCAGGTTCCCAATCTTGTAAAAACATTGTATAACGTACAGGATTACTAACTTCTGTTAGTTGAGGATCTATGTGCATGGCTTGGAACTCGCCAGGGTACAGCATGACAAACCACCAGTTTACGTTTGATCTCTTTTCAGGAACACTGGGCAAGGTAAACTTGAAGTCTTGCATTTCCTTGCTCTTGGGATTTACTTGATGGAAGAAATATTGATTGTTGGAATAACCTGGGCGAGCCATTTCAGTAAACTTCTCTAATAAAACGTTTCCTTTCCATCTGTCAGGTTGCCACACAGGTGTGCGATCACCCCGACATTGCGTAAGGTGCTCCATGATACCTT